ACTTCTCCTCCTTATCCACTCCATATACACACATACTCTCTCCATCAAACATATCCAGTAGGAACTTACTCCATATCCTTACCACCTCCACTGGTATCTTCCACTGTATATCCGGCCCCTTCTCCAGTATCGGCTCCACCTTTATCCCCTCTTCTACCTGTCCCAGCAGTTCCCATCTCATCACGCTCTCTGGTACTGTTACCACCGCCTTAGCTCCATACGCCTCCGCCCTATACCATATCTTCCCATCTCCCCTCAGGGTACATTCTATCGTACCCATCTTTATCTCTACCGGCTTCTCCACTATCGGTGTCTTCTCTATCACCACCACCGCTGCCTCTTCCTTCTTCTCCGTCTTCGCGGTTCCTATCCACTCCCATCCTCCATCACTCCTGTACGTCCTATACACCTCCATCGCCAGTCCCATCATCTCCACCGGCACGGTCTCTATCCTCTTCTTCTCCCTATTCCACGATACCAATATCCCACTACTACTCATCCATGGCAGCCCCCATGGCTTTGGCATCTCTATCTTTCTCTTCCTATCTGTACCATCTGCCATCTTGGAATCCATACATGGGTTATCTACCTCACTAAATGGGTGTATCATACTACTTCCTGCCTTTCTACCTTCTCTACCCATCGGTCTCTTATCACTACATTCCCATTCTCTTTATTCCTGCTCCACACTATCTCCCCAGCCACATTCTCCCTATACATTCTCTCCGCCAACTCCCACACACACATAGCTGTCAGCTGGTTCCCCATCGGACTCTGGTCTTCCCCATCCTCCACCATCCCACACCCCTCGGCGTGCGTCTCCCCCTTCTCCTCCTTCTCTGCCTCCTCCTCTATGTCTGGATGTCTTGCCATCCAGTCTCCCGTTTTACTCTTATTCATTATCATACATCCATACGCATACCCATCCTCCAGTGTATTCCCCCCCGTTATACTCATCACCCTTCCACCTGGGACCACGTATCTTATTTCCATACAGGCCTTATGGATATCCACTCTCGTCCCGTGATTATCCGGCATCGTTATCATCACCACATTCCTATATTGTATACCTGGCTTTCCGCCCTTTACTATCATCTTACTTGTTGCCCTCTCTACAAATCCCTTTAGACCTTGATGTACCCCCAACTCCCTCAGTATATCTATCGCCCTCATTACCTTTGCCTCATCTGGATTCCTGTTTATCCACTGTCTATTCCCATTCCTCTGCTCCACCACATCAGGGTCTATTAGAGCCGTATCCACATCCCCCCTCCTATGTATCCACGTAGCCATCCTCTCTATTCCCTGGTAGAACACTCCACCACACCCCACCACTATCAGTAGGTTATCCCTTATTACTATCTTCTTTGTCTTCATTGTCTTACACTCCTTATTCCTGGTTATTATTTACTATGTTCCATATAATGACATGGGGGATATATCCTACTACGATAACCGCCCTTGGTTTCTCTTGTAGGTATATCCCCCATTACACTGGACTATTAGCCCAGCTTACCGCTCTTGCGGACTATCTCTACCACATCACCTGCCCGTAGCTCCATATCCCTGGCTACCGGCTGTCCATTCACATTGGCCGTCATATCACTGGGTACCAGTGCACTCAGCCTTGTACCTAAGGCTATCTCCTTACTCGACTCCCCACCATTCACATCCACTACTCTAACTGTAATCGTGTTATCCATACTATCATCCTTTTCTTGCTACTATTCTTCTTCTATCTGTATGCCATAGTCAGTAGCCATATCTATCAGCATACGTAGGTGCCGGTTGGTAGTCCTACTATAGAACTTATTGTCCTCCGACATCCTTACCTTCACTATCCCATTCTGCCAGTATGCTACTGGTGTAGCATATGACAACATCCTACTACTATCACTTACTACCGTCCTACTCCATCCAGGTCTCCTCTTCAGGAAGTCCTGTATGGCTCCTTGTACTGTGGACACTTTTACCTCCTATCGTGTGTCCTCGTCCTTGGTTCTATTCTATTCCCTATTCGTACCCATTATCCTTCTACCATATGCACCTCCTATCCTATCTACCCCCCCAGCCCACCACAAAAAATCGGTTTTCACGTCTAATATAGTACCACAAATTCGAAAAACCCGCTTATAATAGGATTCAATTTTTTTGGTTTTCGTCCAGCAGGTTTTCGGCGGTTTTGGCTCTTTTTTTGTCCTGATTGACGGGTTGGCGTAGCACTCGAACTTTCACTCGTGGTCCCAGGTTGACGGGATTTCCCAATAATTTCCCTCCTCCTAACTCCTTACGCCCCCTCACCTTATAACAATCTTCAAATAATTTTTATTTTCTTCTTGACAAACCTGGGACCACGTGTTATGATACGTGCTGTGAATTATTTGATTATATTAGGTAACAAAGTTAAGGGAGTACGGCAATATAATAGGTCATTAAAAGAAACCAAGAAGGAGTCACGTATGCAGAAGGTTAAATTTGGGACGGTTGTTAAAAATTGTCACTTCCAAAGCGGAAATGTCGTTGTTAAATTTGATGGGCCAGCAATGATTGCCGTTGAGCATATCAGTCAAGCCCTCCTCAATCTAACAGAGATAATTAAGTCTCAACATATTGAAATAGGTGGATTACTCACCATCGAAGGAGCCAAGTAATGGATAACGAAACATTTAACGAAATCCTCAAGACCCGTCAAGCCAAGATGACCGCCGTTCTCGTAGCCAAAGCCGATGAGTACGCACGCGGTGACCGCCTCTCCAACTTCAAGAAGGCCGCCGTCCTCATGTCCTGCACACCCGAAGCCGCCCTCTTCGGTATGGTCGCCAAGCACATCGTCGCCATCACCGACTTCTGTGATGACCTCGCCAACGACACCATCCAACCCTACGTACGCTGGGACGAGAAACTCGGTGACATCATCAACTATATGGTCCTCCTCGATGCCCTCATCATCGAGCGTCTCCACTCCGTCCTCCCCACCAACCCCCTAACCATCGGCGGAGCCCGATTCAAGGAGTAACCAATGGCAAAGACAACAGATAATAGAATACGAGACCTTGAGCAGGCAGTTGCAGAATTACAAGGATTAGGTCATTTTATTACAGTTAAAGATAACTTTGGACACGAGTACACACATCCTTATCCGTACAAGTACCCCATCCAGCCCATTGAGCCTCTGGACAGGGCATTTAGCGAGATTAAGCAGGGTGTCGCAAATATGAATGCCGAGCAGGACACGTGCGAAAGCTGTGAGCATCTTAAAATATATCAGGATTGTATCCATAAATGTACCAATTATTCCGACTACGAACCGAAAGAGGAGAAGTGCTGGAGGCGAAGAGATGAGTGAAGCAAAATTCAAAACGATGAGACACATTGAAACAGTTAGAAATTTTATTGCCTGTGTGATTAAAGACTTGATGTATAGGCAAGAACAGCACGACCAAAGTAAACTGCAATCGCCAGAGGTTGAAATCTTTGAGGTCTATACTAATAAATTGCGGGACTGTGTTTATGCCTCTGACGAGTACAAAAAATATATGGCTGAAATGAAACCCGCTATTGACCATCACAATACCGTCAATAGACATCATCCAGAACACTTTGAGAACGGCATAGCTGGAATGAATCTGGTTGACTTAATTGAAATGTTATGCGACTGGAAGGCCGCAACATTAAGGCATAATACCGGAGATATTTACAAGAGTTTGGAGTTGAACCAAAAGCGATTTGGTTATTCGGATGAAATTAAAAAGATATTGGAAAATACAGTTGACTGGATTGAAGCGTGGCCAGTATTTCATAAGGCAGAGGAATCTTAAACTGCCGAAAGCAGAAAGGAGTTAGAAGATGAGTAATTTACAGATAAAAATAGATGGGTTAGAAAATCTAATTGACCAGAAGGACGAGATTATTGCCGCCCAGCAAGCCCTGCTTGAGCAGCTGATGGGGGTGAGCAAAAAAGTTCTACTCGCGTTTCCTGACGTAATCCCAGCAGATAAAGAACAGATAGAATTTAACATTCCAGCATATATCATAGAGGAACTGAGAGTTGCCGTCGCCGCCGCAAAGAAAGGAGATAGCAGATGATGGACGATGAAACTGTGTTGTCTTTGGAAATGGCAAAACTTGAGGTAAAGATTATTAACCAGCAAGCCCTCATTGAGCAGTTGGCGGCTTTGATTGGGGAGTGTAAACAGGAAGCGTCAAAATCACATAAGCATTGCGATATTGCAAGAATATACAGTATTTGCGAAGGTAGTATTGCCCTCGCCGCAGCAAAGGAGTTAAAATAATTAACTTTCCTGAACATAAAGATTGTACACTCTGTCCGATGCACGAATCGGCGACCCGACCTGGGATTCCAACACGCCCCCATTCAGTGGCCGACAAAGACACGGCCTTGCTTGTTGTGGGCGAAGCCCCAGGCTACCATGAAGACCTGGACTTCAAATCCTGGGTCGGCCCTGCCGGTCGCATCCTCACTCGGTTCCTCGATGCCGCTGGCTTCTCTGCCCACGCCGACATCTACCTCTCCAATGCCATCCGTTGCCGTCCTCCCCAGAACGGAGACCCTGGCTGCCGTTCCTGTAACGCCTGCCGCGTCCATCTCCAGACCGACCTGGATAATCTTATCACCAGTTACAAACATGTGGTTGTATTTTGTTGTGGAAAGTGGGGTACCTATGCCGTCACCAAAATGTCCGAACTGTCAAAGGGATTCAAACGCCAAGCTCACCTTCTTTCAACGTTCCCAGGTGGACTTACAAGTCCTGCGGGTTTTGATGTCCCTATCTTCTTCACCTACCACCCCGCCATTCTGTTGCCAGGCCGCAAACCGGCCCTTATCGTCCCTGTTTCCGACCACTTCCGACTCCTCCAACGGTTCCTCATCGGAGAGTTCATCCCCTCCTCCCTCCACATAACACCCCAATACGGGGCTCCTGTACCATCGGTGCTACCAAAACTTGTGGCCATAGATATAGAGACCTATGGCATCCTTGCTGGTGTCAATCAGACTGTCTTCCACCCTATCAAGTCTCTCCTCGTTGATGGTGTGCCCCTCTCAGAGCAAATAATCTCAATCTCATTCGGCTTCACGCTGACTACGGAAGCCAACGACACCGTATATCAAACCTTTGTCTATGACTTCCAGCAGCACAAGTATCTGATACACCGGTGGTTCAGAAGCCTCGTATCCAACGGCTCCACCATCCTCGGCCAGAACACTAAATTCGATATCCAGTACCTACGTCTCTGTGACCCCGTACTTGCTACCATCCTGGACCCCACTCGTATCCGTCTCGATGACACGCTGCTGGGGTCCTTTCTTCTCTTTGAACAACGCCCTGAAAAAGGTCTCAAGGAACTCGCCACCCTCTTCGGTCTCACCGACTACACCCTGTCCTCTGTCACCGGTCGTCTCGGCAATGCCAAGTCCCGCACCGACCCAGCCCTCATTTATTACAACGCGCTCGACGTAGCGTGTACCCTCGCCCTCTACTCATATACGTGGTCCCAGGTTGCGAAGGTATATGGACAAAATAGTTCCAAAATGTCCACTTTATGTGCCGAAATGAGAAATCAAATTTTATGGGACGTTATCATGCTGGAGTCCTCTGGCATAGCCTTCAGTGTCCCCGAACTAAAAGCTCTCCACGCCCGCCACACTGCCCTTGCTGCCCAGCACACCGCTGTCGCCCTCTCCCACGGTGTCAAGGTAGGCGGCGTCGGCTCCGAGAAATCCTGCCGCTCCTTTATGACCGAAGCCCTCACGGAGCTCGGTCTCCTCAACGACTCTCGTGTCCAGCTCACCGAAAAGGCACGCAAGATAAGTGTAGGCCAGGAGAACTTCGGCCTCATCCTCTCGTGTTCTGGTCCTTCCTATGCTCACTGGGATACTCTCAACGCCCTCATCGGCTACCACACCTCGGCCAAAGTCCTCAACACCTATACCGGCAAGCTCCTCGACACTCCCTCTGTCGGTCTGGTCCGCCGCTACAACTCCCTCGGCATTGCCTACCCTGCGTGGTATCCTATCCCTGCCAACATCGCCAAGGGCGGTCCTCAACCTGGGACCACGTTAGGTGGTACGATTCAAGGAAGATTTAGCTGCAAAACTCCCGCAGCCCAGACCTTCCCACCCGACGTCAAGCGTTGTATGACTACTCGATATGCTGGCGGCTTCCTCTCTGAGTTTGACCTCTCCCAGATAGAACTGCGTGGTGGTGCCCTCCTCTCCGGTGACCCCATTATGATAGACGAATACAGGCGAGGTATCGACCGTCATACCCAGACAGCCCTTGTTATCTGGCCTGACGCCGACCCACTCGCCCCTGACTTCAAGACTACCAAGCGTCAAGGAGGTAAGACCCTCAATTTCCTCGTCCTCTACCGTGGTGGTGCCCTGAAGTTCCAGGAAACCCTGCTCAAAGACCACAACATCTACATTGAATTAGAGAAATGTCAAGCCGCTATCGACCTGTTCAACACTCGCTATCATCACTTCCGTGAATGGCAGGACCGCAACATCGACACGGTCAAGCGGCTCGGTTACCTTGAACTACCGACCGGCTGGTCCCGCAACTGGGGCAAGGGTCTCGGCGGTCTCGTCGATTCCATCAGTGAAATCTGTGACTTCCCCATCCAAACCATAGCTGCCCAGACCCTCCAGAATGCCCATTTTATGATAGAGTGTAAACGTCAAGCCCTCCATCTTAAGAGTAAGGTAGTCTGTCAGATACACGACTCCCTGTACGTGGATGGTCCTCCCGACGAGGAAAAAATAATGGATGAAATCGTAGGATTTTACTTGACAAACCCCCCATTATGGACTATACTATGTAATACGTTAGGACGTACCGTTCCATTACTGTACGAAAAGAAGAAGCTAAGATAGGACATTAAACCTATGGGTTATCGAACTCCTGGACCACTTCCTGATTGTCTCACCGTGCAAATTGACACACGGGAGAAGTATCCGATACCCTTCCCCTCTAACATCAGAGTCGAACATCCATTACATTGTGAAAAGTCTGTCCTCATCCCTATAAAGACTGAGCGTATCTGCCTGCACGCAGGCGACTATCGCCTTAAACAATACTCCGACTGCTGTGTCATCGAAAGAAAAGGTTCACAGCTTGAGCTGCAAAAGAACCTCTTTAACTTGGCAGATATGGTGCGGACTGCGAAAGCCTTCCGCTGCCTGTCTGCCGTCCAGCACCCTGTCCTTCTGGTTGAGGTCTCCCCCGTCTCTCTCCTTGCTACCCGCCCTGAAGTCCCGACACCCGAACAATTGATGCAGCGTCTGATGATGGTCGCTGCCAAGTATGGTCTCCAACTCATTTGTGTACCTCAGACCTCCTCGACCTCTTCGCGTCGGGCTATGGGTCTGATGCTTATCCACCTTATGTTAGCGTACGGTCTTGCCAGTCAGCTTGACCTGCCGCTTAATGAAATAAAAGAAAATGATACAACGTGCGTGGTCCCAGGTGGGGAGCTGGTTCAGTGTTGAGCCAGTTCCCTCCTGATTTTTTAGGAGTAACAAAATGATTCTCGCAGAACTCACACTCGTAGGCTGGAACGTGCTGGGCTGGGGCGTTGCGATATTCAGTACCGCAATGATATTCAGCAAGTTATTTTGGAAAATGGTAGATAGGCTTTGAAGTCCCCTGAATAATTCAGATGAGTTTACTGCCCGAATGGTTTGGGTAGAGATAAATCTTGCACATATAAAAGAAAGAATAGGTATACTTATGGCAACACTTAATGAATGGTTGGATACAGTACTGGCGAAGGTTACGGACACGAACGGCAAAGCCGACAGCCTGATTGTTCTGTTCAAGGAGTTACAGGCCCAGATAGTTGAAGGTCTGAAACTTACTCCTGAACAAGAGACAAAGTTACAAGCTATCGTTGACGAGGCATCGGCACAGGCTGCGGAGATTGACGAAGCCATTGGTGCAACACCCGAAGAGCCTCCGGTTGAAGAGCCGGTCGCCTAACCTGGGACCACGAACAATTTAGTAATTACGATAAGGGGTCATCCGTTGGGCTTGTCCCTCCGGTAATGCCCCTTTTTTAGGAGAATACAATGTCAGAAAATGTAGTCTTAAATACACTCAGTGAAGACTGGAAGGTCATCCGCACCGTTGCACCTGGAGCTGGTGACGGACTTACCTATAATGTCAATGATTTGGGAGTGGCTGCTGCTGCTGCTACCCTTGACACCCTCCCCACTGTTGCTAACAAATTCTTGGAGACATACAAGGCAATCGCTTTCGAGGTTCCAAATTCTTGGAATGCTATCGAGCTCACCTTTGAGGTCTACGAAGCTACTGGTCACGCCCTTCACTCCTTTACTTACTATGCGTATATGGTAAAGGATTGGAAGAGTATCCTCCGTCATGTCTGTCATGGTGTCTGTACTATGATAGCTACGGCGGGAGGTCCCCAGACTCCTACTCAAGTACCTCGCGGGGGAACAACTGCTGTTGCATGGATTGCACCCAGTACTATCACTATTGTTACTCAGAGTTGGCCTACTACAGTACAGGTAGTCGATGCTTCCGGTACATCTGGTGATGGTGTAACTAGTGCTGGAGTAGGTAGTGTTATATTTGACCGGTGTGGTTATCGTTACCTTATCGTCTTGATACCCACCAACACGACCGGCCTTGCCGCCGACCGCATTCAGGTCAAGGCATCTGGTTACTAGGAGACTAAATGGCTAACATAACTGCGATACGAAATGGTACTTGGTCCGACGAAGTTGTAGAGAGTTCACCGTGGGGAGGAGCTAAACCTGCTGCTGGTGATACCGTCTATCTGGCTGGCTACACTGTTGCATTGGATGAAACCACTCCCGCGTTGACAGCAATATACTCCGGAACTTCTGGAACTCCTGCCGGTGCGGGGGTATTGACAGTGGATGTAACCGCTGCGGCTATTGTGTTAAATGCCACAAATATCTATGCAGGCTCGGCTAATTTCATTACTGTTTCAGGCGATGCAAATCCATTTACTATTAACGGTAACATAATTGGTTCAGTTTCTAATATTGTTCATTGTGTTCTTATCTCAAGTGCTGCGGCTGTAAATATCAACGGAGATATAACCGGTGGTGCCGGTAACGCATCTTATGGTGTAAACAACGGCAGTACAGGTGCCTTAACTATTGCAGGAGCAATCCTTGGCGGTGCTGGTATAGGTTCTCACGGAGTTTACAATGCCTCTACTGGCCCAATAACTATTACTTCTGGTAGTCTTACTGGAGGAGCCGCTGGGGGTAGTGGTGCTGGAATGTTTTCATTTGGTGCAGCTACTTTCGTTATTGGAAGCAGTGGTTCTCCTGTAACTATAAATGGCGGTGCTGCTGGTATAGGTTGGAATGCTGCTGGGGCATCTACTATAACAATCTGGGGGGATATTACTGGGGCTAATGCTACTGCTTTGAACATAGCTTCTACTTCAACAGTAGTGATTCATGGTAACATAACCACAACCGGTACTTCACACGGTATAAACAATAGTGCTAATAGTTCCAACATAACAGTTTATGGGGACATAACAGCTGGTGCATCAACTGGTACTGGTATTACAATGGGTGGTACGACCTCAGTATTGACAATAACCGGAAATGTGCTTGCGGTTGCTGGAGTAGCTATTGCCCTATCAAGTACAACTACTATGATTGTGACAGGAAATGTTACTGGTAGTACAGCAAGTGCAAAGGCTGGTATTACAAGTACAAATGCTGATGCGGTTCTAACTATTAACGGCAATGTTTCTGCGGGTGGTGTTGCGACAGCTTATGGTATCAGCAGTGCTGCCGTGGCAGTGACAGTAAATGGTAATCTTATAAACAATGATGCTCCGGCTATTTATTCTACAAAAACTCCGGTTGTACCTGCCGGATATTACATCCAAAGTGGTATTCTATATTTTCGGTCAGGTGCCCGTTACCGAAGCAGATATTCTCCATAGCGTAACCTGTGCTCACAAAGAGAGTTATAAAAATAATTAAAATTATTTTATTTTTCTCTTGACATCCCTTGTATTTTGTGGTAGGATAAGAGTTATGAGTATGAAACAAAACATAGTGAATCGTTGGTTGACGCTGCCGAACGCAGTATCCTTTATATTTGCCTTCGCTGTCACCGTAGCCTACCTCACCGGCTGCGGACAACCAACGGAAACTTTACAAGTCAATCAGCCACCTAACCAAATCAGTAGCGTGAACCCTGCGGCCTGGGTTGACGTGAACTCGTGGTCTGACTGGCAGAATCTTCAGGTACTCACTGTCACCAAAGACCTCTCGCCCATCACCGCAGGCTGTATCGTCCTCGGTATCATCGGCACCATCCTACTCATCCTCGGTCGCACTGCCATAGGTATCGCCCTCCTCGGAGGTGCCCTCGCTGGTGTCGGTCTTGTGATGGGTGTCAGTGTACTCGCTGCCCATCCCTGGACTCACTGGTTCATCGGCGGTACTATGATTATCCTCGGCCTTCTTGGTGCTGCCTATCTGGTCTTTGAACTCTACGAAAAAATTCGTAAGACACGGCTGGCCGACCTCCAAACCAAGACTATCATCCCTGAACTCGTCAAGACAGTTGAAGTCATTAAACCAGTACTTACACCTGATGACAGGTCGAAACTATTTGGATTTCCTGGTACTGCTGACAAAGGTGTTGCCGGTTCTATTCAGAGTCCCGTCACCCAAGCAACCGTGAAGGAGGTACGATACAATGACAACGTTTAATTTCCCTCTCGGTACACAACCTGCTCTCGTCATTGTCCCATCCAACGTTCCTCTCGGCCCAGACAATGTATCGTCTATAGTCGTCTATGACTATCAGTTATATTTGAAAGTCAAAGACCTCCTACTGCTTGAAGAGGGCCAGAAGGCTGGCTACGCTGCCGCCGTTAACCACCTCAATGCACCCACTAATCTAATCAGTGAGGAAGCTGCCGAACAACTCAGGCACGCCATCAACGACCCAATCCCCGCGCCCAAGAAACTGTTTGATTTATCTGACCGTCTAAAAGGAAACTTAAACTAATGTCCAATTATAATTTCTAATTTGTTTCATGTAATGAAGATAAGGAGTCTTTATGAATGTTAGGAGTCGACAATTATTTCAACTGGAAACTGAGAAAGCACGTGCTCAGTTTGCCGAAGACGTACGCACCATCATGCGTCAACAAAACGTCTCCCTATCTGAGATGGCTGATGCCCTCAGCCTCTCAATGGACAAGACCAGACAGCTTATTCATTCTGATAAGCTCACCTTCGACATGATGTCCAAGCTGGCCTTCTGTCTGGGCGGCACCATTCGTCCCCTCATCATCATCCCTGACCGTCGTAACTCCGGCTACGATACCAGCCTTGGTCTCTCCAGCAACGACGAAGACGATTTACCCGAAGGTGTCCTGCTTGTCAACGATGATTACCCAGGCCCCCCCGATGAAATTGACGCCGACAATTACTAACCAACCTATAAGATAAGGAGCCATAATGAGTTCAGAAACAACTATACCTGGTGTTGACGCTGTCACACCCTCCAATTTTAAGACCTGGCAAACCCCCCTACGCCAGTCTTCCCTCTCTACCTGCATACACTGTCGCCGTAAGTTTATGTTTGAATGCCGCTGGCGTCTGTTCCTCAAACAGCAACCCTTCCAGTCTGCCTCCACTACCGGCCACATCGTTCACCGCCTCCTCCAGGTAGGCCCCGAACACATCGACTCTGTAGACCGTGAAGTCCAGATGGAAATCAACGCCCTCACTGCCCGCATCGACGCCGGTGAAGACCTCCTCGGTCACCTCGCCGCCTCTGTCAACGGCCTTACCGACTCCCTGAACATGGCCAAAGTAATGTGCCTCCTGTTGTGGGAACGCTATCCCCGTCCTCCCCACATCCGTACCTTATTCCGTGAGTTCACTATCCGTACTATGCTCAAGCTCACCCCCCCAGGGATGCCTGCCCTCGATATCCCCATCGAAGGCACCCTGGACGAGGGAGTCCTAGACGAGCAAGCCTCCTGTGTCTACATCCGCGACACCAAAACAACCGGTCGTCCCGTAGAGTTCACCCTCACCGGCTATTCCTACTCTCTCCAGTGCCGTCTCTACCGCATCCTCATCGACGCGTGGCTTCGTTCCCAAAAGGAAACCCCCCTCGTTGGTGTCACCAAAATCTCCGACCTCCCCCCCACCGCCACCGGCTTCATCCTCGACATCCTCCAGAAGCCCACTATCCGCATGTGTGACAAGGACCGTCCCTTCACCGAATACAACGCCATCCTCTCTCGTGGTCCCAGGAAAGGTCAGATGGAAGTGCGTCGTGAGTACGCAGAGGGCACGTCTCCTGTATTTGAGAACTACCTCAATCGCTGCCGTGAATGGTACAAAGAAGCAGGTTCCGAGGCCGCCTCATCCTTCTCTGTAGCCTATGCCGAAGCCCCTATGCCCTCTGAACTGGCCGATGCCCTTATCCTCGGTTACTACCTCACAGCTCAGGAACCCATCCCCTCCCTCTTCGCCCGCGACATAACCTCCGATGCCTGCACAGCGTGGGACCGTGTCTGTCTCTACTACCCCCTCTGTTCCACCTCTGAGGCAGCGTGGCCTGCCATCATCGAATCCAAGTACGAACAAGTCCCCCCACCCAAGATAGAAGAGGAGGTCAAAGACAATGAGTCTACTGAACTATCTTAACTTTGGTATAGCTGATTGGATTCTTATCGTCTTCTGGTCTATCATTGGCATCTGGGAACTCGTCTACATCCTCTCCAATGTAGCCACAATCAGCCAACGCTATCAGCGTCTATATCCCAAATGGATTGACTCCATCATTGGCTTCACCCTACTTGGCTTTTTCATGTGTGCATGGTTTATCCACCCAGCCGTCCGTGTCTTCTCCATCTTCTGGGTGGGTCATATCTTTATCCCAAACAAAGAAACTTATAAGAAAGAAGGAGTCTAATTATGGAAGCAACAGCACAACCATTGGTCCAGGTTACACAATCTCAACCTGGGACCACGAACACTGTAACGAAGATACCTGCCCAATCGGTACCCTCTGACTGGGCCTCGCTGGGGGTCGAGACAGGCTACAAGCCTCTCTCGGTCAACCAGTTGCGTATGTTTATCCTTGGTCCCGAAGGTCAGGGCAAGACCACCTTCATCGCTGGTTCCCCCAAGACCCTCATCCTTGACTACGAGGGTGGAGCGTGGGGCATCCCTAACCCGCGTGCCCACCGCATTCACGTCACCACCTTCGAGATGCAGCACCGCTTTACCGACAAGCTGGTAGCCGATGCCAAGGCAGGTCGCCGGTTCTACGACCGCATCGTCTTCGACACCATCGACCAGCTGGTCGAACTGATGAACGATGAGCTCTCCATCATCTATAAAGATAACCTCACAAAAGGTATCCCTGACATCCGCAACTACGGGCAGAAGGGTGCAGGCTACGTGTTGCTGGCTCGCTACTGCTGGGATGAAATCCAGAAGGTAGAGAAGGCTGGTTATGCGTGGACGTGTACCGGCCACCTCACAGAGAAAACTATAACTATAGGTAATACTGACCGAACCGTCATACGCCCCGTAGTCTCTGGCACCATCAGCGACTTGGTAGGACGCAACTGTGAAGTTGTCGCTACCATCAACCAACGTCAGGAGTCCGTGGAATTCTTCCGAGAAATACAGGGGCGTAAAATCAGCGGTGGCTTTAACACCATACAGGCAACCTACCTTGAGGCTACGACGATGAATCCAGTGGAGGGCGTGGCTCAGGGTAAGGTGCGTGGTGTCCCCCCAATGCGTACCAAAATTCTTCTCCCTAATCCGATGACTGGTGAGCAAGGATGGGACAAATTCGCCGCAGCCTATGACGAAGCCGCCGCCTCTGTCATCAACACCTTTAATCCTTTCACAACTTACCCACCTCTTACAGTGGGTGAACCACCGAAATAAAGTACTTTATTAACTTTTGTAACGGCCTATGGCCAAAGGAGTAATTGTATGTCAGAAAATTTAACAGCCGACATGTCTGGTATTCTCAACGACCTTGCAGCAGAGTTTAAGACTGCGGAAGTCTTCAACTCGTGGACGCCCCCTATCGGAGATTACACTGCCCTGATTACCGACTTCAAATCAGGTATCAGCACAAGCGAAGCCAAAGGCAAGATGGCATGGTGGCGTCTGGAGATGCGTCTCCTCGACGCAGGCAACCCTGAACTGGACCAGAAGGATTTCAGTTTGGGCTTCTTCAGTCGCAACCTCGGTTTCCCGAAGGCCGCGATGTCTGTCCTCGCCGGTAGGCGTGTCGACGACATCCACCAGCTTCCGGTTATCTTCGAGGCCTCAAAGGGTGCCATTGTGAAGCTCAATGTCGTGATGTCCAGCAACAAGAAGAACAAGAACATCACCATCACGGAGCTGGTAGAGGCAGCCCCCGCCGCTGCTCCCGCGACAGCGTAACAAGACTCTAACTCTCTCTCCTCCTTTCTTCGGGGGTGGTGGGTAAGTCCTGCTTGGCTACGGTCACAGTAGGGGCTGCCACCCCCAGTTATTATACATAAGGACATATACTGATGAGCACAAAAGAAAAAGATATTGCTAGTCTTTATTGTTATTCTTCTGGGGGAGATACAGTTATAAATGTCGAAGCTATCCGACAATCAACAATATCTACTCTCAAAGTCCTGAAATCCAAACCAGTAGATATCCCTATCTCTCTTTATCCCGCGGGCCTTATTGCACAGTGCAAACTCATCCTATCCCTATGCAAAATTATTAAATAAAGGATATACCAATAACAGAAAGCGTGCAAGTGTAAATGACACCAGAAGCTGCCGAGACAATGCGAAAGGCCATAGGACTCCTGAGACACCCATTCTCATTTATCCTGCCTCTCACTCTCCGTCCCTATCGCCATCGTGACGCGTGGCATCTATGGGTCTTCTCTCCCATTCCCTGCATCGAACCAGGCAAGCCTATGATGCTGAAGACGCCACGATTCATTGGTGTCCACGAATGTCTATGTATCACTCTCCTCCACCCACTTCGCATCAAGTCTCTGGTCCAAGTCTCCCGCGAACTCCCGACCATTGAACCGTTTGGTCCTGTCAACTGGCTCGCCTATACGGGCTATAACCGTTATTCTGTAACTACCCGACAGGGCTTTATCTTTCATATTCCATCTTATGTTTACACAGCATTCTTGGACACCCACCCCCATCCCATCAAGACAAAGGGAGTAGTTCATAATCTATGGGTCGGCACCCACGAATACTTCATCCTTGAAATTCCTATCCTTCAACGCAAGTATATTATTCCTGAAGAGGTAACCTGTGAATCCACTGAATCCGTTGGAAACTATACGCCAACAGTATCAGACGTTACTGCAACTGGGAACGGATGACCTGATGGCAGTTGACTTTCTTGTCAGCGTGTACATAGCGAACATTACACCTGCCCTGACTGAACCAATCTGGGCATACCTAATCGCTCCGCCCGCTGGCTGCAAGACAGAACTCATCCGTCCCTTCATGGAATATGAACGCTCTGTCGCCATCAGCAGTCTCACAGAAAATGCCCTCATCAGCGGCTACAAAGACGAGCACGACCAGGACCCTTCCCTTATCAACCTCCTCGACTCCAAAGTCCTCGTCATCAAAGACTTGACGAGTCTCTTAACCGACAGTCCCTCCAAGCGTACAAAGATATACGGAGACCTCCGTGACGCCTTCGATGGCACCTGTGCCAAGTCCTCTGGCCGAGCCGGTTACCGTTCCTACAAATCCCGCTTCGGTGTCATCGCCGCCACCACCGGTATCATCGACGCCTTCAACGAAGAAAACCAACAGTTAGGTGAACGCTTCGTAGCCTGTCGTATGGCTCGCTACGCTCCCTCCTTCGACTCCATCCTTGCCTCTCTCGCCCACGTCGAGAAGAGCATGGTCAACAAGGAAATCTGGCGTACCACCCTCCGTGAAACCCTCCATACCCAACTCTCAGCCATCCGTGCCCACCTCACATCCACTACAGAATTCGTGGTCCCAGGTGAAGTGTCCCGTCTCCTACAGATACTGGCATACTTGCTGAGCCAGTTCAGGACTACACCCATACATGGTATACCCATAGACGCCGAAGCCGCCTCTCGTATCCTCCAACAACTTAAGAACCTCGGTCTCGCTCACATGCTATCGGAGTGCCGTACTGCCTGGAATGACTCTGACACTATCCTTGTAAAGCGTGTCATCATCGACACCCTCTCCATCACCCGTCGGCGGTTCCTGCTCGCCCTCTACGGCTGGAACAACGCCCTGCCCTCCCTCTCTATCAACCAGATTACCACCCTGACCCACACCTCCTCGTCTGCTGCGACCGACATCCTGAACCAATACCTGCACTCTGGTCTCATAGATGAACTCACGGTGCAGGGTGAGAAACACTACCAGTTCACCACAATTATCAGGGGGTTGCTCAACGAAACAACCCTCCTCTGTACCGGCCCCCACCTTCCCCAATTATCACGAAAGGATATACACTATGCAGTTAAAACGTAAATATGTCACACGCCCTCTGCCCTGTCGGGACGACCTTGGCACCATCTTCCGCCAGCACTGTGAAGACAACGGCTTCATCCTCCACAAGTCAGTCGCTGCCGCCCTCGTTATGTTTCTCCAAGCTTTCCATCTTGACCAGATTGACACCATGTCCCACATCTTCGACCCCAAGAAAGCCAAAACCATTCACCTGGGACCACGTAAAAGGTCCGCAAATTGGCGTAGTCCAGGTCGTATCAAGAACGAAACCGATATACCATATTAAGGAGCACAAAATGTTAGGAACAACCTTCTACTTGTCTCACCCCTGGAAGTCAAGAGCTTACGTACGTAAGTGGGAACTCAACATTGAAAAACAAACAGGTATCACTCTGCTCAATCCCTTCTATGATGAGCCGCGTCGGGAAGTAGACGAGATAGATAATGGTACTCGTGAAGAGTATGATTTAGACCCCTACATGATAGTCCAACGAGACATAGCTGCTATACGACGGTGTGAGGGTGTTGTCGCCATCATCGACGGTGGTACATCCTACGGCACTATTATGGAAATCGTTTACGCTTTCAGTATGGGTAAGCCTGTCTACCTCATCTGTACTAACGGACAGGAAAAGCATCCGTGGTTACGCTATCACTGCCTCACTATTTTTACCTCCTTTAAGGAATTTGAGGATGTTAATACCCAAGAAAAATCTAATAATTAACGATTTGCATATCCCCTTTCAGGACAAAGTTGCCGTTGAGTTGGTACTGGATTTTACCGCCAAGAAAAAACCCCACCGAGTAATTATAGATGGCGATGGCATTGACTTCTATGAGTTGAGCCGATTTGATAAGAACCCCAACCGAAAAACCAACTTGCAATGGGAAATTGATGAAATGCGGGGTTTCCTTATTCGGCTAAGAAATATTCTTCCGAAAGCCGAAATAGTCTATATTGAGGGCAATCACGAAGCAAGGTTGAGGAAGTACCTCTGGCGTAAGGGTGCGGAGATTGCTTCGTTGAGGTGTCTTGATTTTAAGGAATTACTGGGGCTGAAAAGTCTGAATATAAACTACTATGAAGAGGGATACTGGTTAGGTAAATTGTATATCTATCACGGCACTTTAATTAGAAAAGACTCTGGCGCAACGGCGAAGGCGGAGTTTATGAAGAACGGCTGCTCAGGTATCAGCGGTCATTGCCATCGAGATGGTAAGTTCGGTGTTAGAAATCAGGGTGGCTTATTCGGCTGGTGGGAAAACGGCTGCCTGTGCGACCTTAACCCTGAATATATCGAGGGCATAGCCAACTGGGTGCAGGGCTTTACAATGGTTACACAAGTTAAAGGAAAAGAGTTCGTCTGGCCGATAGCTATTATTAACGGCACTTGCGCCTTTGGCGGGCACATATATAAATTAAAGGAGTTAAAATGAATAAGAAAGTCGAAATGAACAGCGATGTATGTGATGGTGGAAATAAAGAACTAACATTTACGGAATTATCACCGCCGAACAGGTCAAGAACTTATTATTTTCCTAAGGGAGAAAAGATTACTTTTTTCTGTGTAGAGAAAATATGTGTGCGCCCAAGTGGTGTTCATAGGTTGATTATGAACCCTGCAGCCAATGATGGCAATAAGTTGGCCATTGTACAATCTGGATGGCTGGCTATTGCAATAGATGCTGACAAGTGGACACTATAGGCATCGTCCTTACTTAGCGGCAGGATACATAAATTGAAAGGATAGAATATTGGGAGAATAAGTATATGAACAAACAAGAATTTGAAAAGTGGTATGATACGGGCGAAGGCAGCGAGAGGATGAAACAGCAGACAAGGCAAGCAGAGCGCAAGGAGAAGCCGCTTATCCAAAAGTATATGGAATTGCAAGGTGAAATTAAAACACTTAGACAGGAATGGGAAAAATACAAACAGTTTTTGATAGCAAAGTATCCTGCCGAAACGGGCAAGAAGTGGAAGTTTATTTGCAAACACCATAAGAAAATTGACTCCATTTTATCAAAAAGAGGTCATAACCATGAAGTATAAAGTCTACACACTTATGGACAAGTGCCGAGGAAACTACAATGATAAGTTATATTTTCTATCTAATTGGTAGTGTTTGTTTTCTGATTGGTAGCGTTATTGCTATGTGGAGACTAAAATGAAAGACAGATTACTCAATGTGTTGCGTAAAATACCGATTCGGATTATCAAGGTAAGTACGTTGAAGCGGATGTCGGATGCCCGTAAGATAGGTAATGAAGTGCTCTCTAAGCTTCTGGCAGATAATCACTTCCTCAGAACACAGATGGAAGGGTTGCTCCAAATGTCCCCGAAGGAATTTGCCCACCAGGCACGTAAGCGGGAACTGGCGAAGGCACCAGTGTGGGCGACGGAACCGAAGTAGGCATCAGGTGTTGTAATCCGGCTGCATCCTCTGGACTCATATTTATGTTCTGAGCCATGGCACCCAGTCCCACCTGATTTACCATCTCCTGAAACATAGGTCTGATATTCTGAGGAATACCTCTCATCACTCTGTTGAGTCTCGATATCTCTTTCCCATTCTCCATCGTCCTCATATCAGCCTTCGTAGCTTTCAGTGGTCCCAGGTTGGGATACGCTTCCTCAAACGCCTTGCTCACCTTGTCTGCCTCCTCCAAGTCGTTGGCCATCAAAGCCCGCAAGAAGTCCTTCCTCATCCCCCTTATCCTGTCTCTCTGCTTTAGCAGATATTGTGTCATCTGCTGCTCTGCTCCGATGTCCGTATTCTGTATACCTAATCCTCTCATCACTATCTGCATTGGTGTCTCATTTGCTATCAAGTCTCCCCTGTCATTGTACACTGGAATTCGTCCATCTGGAGACCTATTATTATAATCCGCATACTTGGGTGCGAATGCCCTATATGCTCTCCTGGCCATCAGACCACCTGGGACCACGAGTGCCGCAGTGTTGCCCATCCGACCAAAGTCGCCCGTAGCCAATGCCTTCACCGTCTCACCCACTGCTCCCACCATCGGAGGCACAAACGGAAATGGATAGAACGCTGACCCCTCAAACGAAGCTCCTGGCAATGCACCAGCCATCAAGCCACCACTAATATCCGTATGCAATAAGTCCTTCGCTACTGTATAGGCCGCTGCACTCCCCACCAATCCGCGTCCTATGATACCCGTAGACATCTTCGTGGGTACAGGACCCATCCGTAATGACCCGTACAAATACTCCATAAACCGTAGGGGGAAGTGTGTGAACTGCCGCAGGGGTGCCCACATACCGGCTGTGCCCCAGGGCATACCCATCGGCCCACCCGTAAACTGTGTCATATTTGTCATATATGCCGCGTACTCATTGGCCGACCCAGGAATACTCCCTGTTGCTGTCTTCACCATCGGTGTCAGCTTGTCCGCTAATCCAAATGACCGAGCACTATAGAAAGCCAGTAGCCGATTGAACTTCTCGGATACGGCAAATGGACCCATCAAAATGGTTTTCCCCGTTGTCAACAAATTCTTTGCTGCCGTTGCCGCCACGCGTCCCTCTTTGATGAGGTCCCCCTCTGCCATTCCCGCTATCAGATTCTCTGCCCCAAACATCCGCACGTAATCAGGAAATAGTTTTTCGGTCGCTGCTTTCACTCCAATCTTCTGAGATAGAGTTGCAAACTCCGGCAGGCGTGTCGCCAAATACTGAAACCCCTTTGCAAGGTGTGTCGGCCCCACAACATTCAATGTCGTAATATAATTCTGTAATAGGTTTTTGCTGATGGGGGCAAGGTTCAAACCTAGTGTAGACATATATGCCATCCCAGCTATCTTCCCGCCAACCGTCTTATCAGACAGGAATGACCCATTCAGCACATCAATAGCATATTTACGCAGACTATTCGGTAATGCTTTCTGAAGCCGTTCATCCCTCATCAGCCAGTCCTGTGTCTTGGCAATCGTATCCTTGAACCACAGATTTCTGGCGTACTCCTTTGCGTTCATCAATCCCCTCATTGCAGGTCTCAACGTCTCCTCATAATAATTTGATATAGCTGAGCCCTTCGCTGTATTCTCTGAGATAATTCTGTTAATCTCCGTACCGCGTCCCTCCAGCATCCCTGGATTATGGTCATACCAGGCAAACGTATGAGACATTGATTGTCCGTATTTGGCCGCAACCTTAGATACTTGCATACTGTACCTGGCAGGTCCGCCTATCTTCTGAGCCAACGCCGTCATAGCAGACTTCAAGTCTTCCGGCCTCTGTCCCATCGTCAGTGAAAGCCTAAATACCTCCCTCATAATCTTTTGTCGCACGTCAGGGTCCTTGTATCCAGCCTGCTCCAGATACACTCCCAGTGCCCTTGCTGTTTTTGTCGGGATATTCTCCGACGGCGTAAGTGTCTTTAGTGACTTGGCGATATGTGATTTCATTAACAGACCGACATCCTGTGCTTTCTCCGTCTGATACTTCGACATATAGGTCGCTATATTCGTAAATTCGTCACGGAGCTCTGTGATTTGTTTGCTCTCAATCGTCGCGAGTTTCTCATACACCCCTGGAGCAAAGTCAGCCTTGAGCAAATCAATGTCTGCCTGCATCGGCAGGGAGTTTCCAATACGTGCTTTAACGTGTGCCGAGCCCTTCGTAGTCCCACTGAGCTGGGCCAAGAAACTCTTCCACGTCTGTGTCATTCCCTGCAATCCTCCACCTGCCCAATTCTCCAACCGGTTTGGTCCCGTCTGCCGTGGAAAATAAATTCCATCTATGAACTCAACGCCCTTTGCCCTAAGCTCCTCCCGTATCTCCCCCGTCTCATCCTGCAATACTTTCTTACCGTACCTCGTAAATATCTGACGGAGGTCCTTCGCTGCATCCAACACCGGCCTTCCCATCTTCTGTTCCAGCCCAGGAATAAGTGCCATATCCCCCCCAAACATCCGTGTATACTCAGGATATTGGTGGAGAGCCGACTCTCCAGCCTTATGAAATCCTTCCAACCAGGCTGATATACGTGCCTGGTCGACTGCCGTAGGCTGCCGCCCCAATCCCGTCGCCAGCTTCTGAAACACTCCTGCTACCTCTGTCTCCCACGCGTCTAGAAATATATGAGTCTCCCTCGTAACATCCATCATCTTGAGTGTAATCCCTGTGTGTTGTAGTTCACGAAGATTTGTAAATGAACTCAGGAACCCCCTCATAAAAGGCATCACTCCCTTGATGTATCCTTTTCCCTCTTTCATAATCCCCATCATAGTACTAGGACTGGCTATCTTGCCCCATGGTCCCACAGCCAACGCCAATCCAATCAACAGCACTGGATTCGTCGCCAAGTCCGTAATCACCCTCAACACCGGATTCTCGGCAGCCTTGCCTTGCAACAATCGCTGCCGTATCGTCTTGATTTCTTCTGGGGATTGAGTCATAGGTGCGAAGATGGCCCGCACCGCTGCACTTGGATTTCCAGTCAGTAGATTTGCGAAGGCCATTGACGGCCTATCGTACGCTGTAATGGGGAACAGGTCTTCTCGATTCACTTATCCTCCTATACGTTCTTGTCCCTGTGCGAGTTGCGGCATCCCTGCCCCCACAAACGGCATATTAACCCCTTGTTTTGCCATCATTGCTTGCATCATCATCTGTGCCTGCATCAGCCTCTGGTCCTGTACTGGCCCCGCCTGTCTATAATACTCCGCCTCTGGATTCATCGCTGCCCCCATCTCCTCTGTCTGCCGTATCCTTTGATTAGCCTGACGAGCCGGTGTAATCATCCCCAACGCCTCAAACACCGCCATTATTCCCAACCCCCCAGCAATACCCGCACCTGGATGTTTACCTAAGAACTTTCCAATCTTCCCAGCCGTTGCAGCCGTTTCCGCCGCAGCCGCAGCAGGCATCTTTCCTGCCTTAAACTCCGCAAGAGATACACCAACTGGTTTCGTTTTCATCCCAAGAGCCTCAGCTATCTTATTTAAGATTCCCCCCTCAGAGGCTGTTCCTGCTTTCAATCCAGCCTTAGCAGCTGTTGCATCCACAACAGGCTTAGCATACACCATCTTGGTCGCAGGGTCATAAAAATACTTTCGGTTCCTAAATTGAGTCAACCGACTTGCAATCTGTTTTTCAGCAAGTGACTGCGGCTTACTACTCAATTCCTCCCTTGAAAACTTACGGGGATTTCCTGGCGTCCCACGAGCCCCCTTCCCTGTTGGGATTGGTTCTGCTTCCCGCAGTGGTGGTGTCGTCCGTCCCTCCTGAGCACCAAATGCCTGCTCCACCAGTGATGGTCCACCTTCCGCTGCCTGTGTCGCACCTGGGACCACGTTAGGATTCGATGCCGGAGCAGTCGCCTGTGGCGGTACATTTGTCGGATACGGTGGTACTATTACATCACCACCCTCTATCAACTTCTGAGGAGTAAGACCTAACATCGTTCCAGGAGCCAAACTCGATTCCATAGAAGTCAACGGTGTATAGTTTAAGGCAGTAGCAGCCCGACGAGTCGATAGAATTAGTGCTCCCTGTACTTGCTTCAATTCCATAAGCTTTGCTGCCAAGGCGTTCTTCGTTGTAGGAGAGGGGTTGGCTATCGTTTTCCTTGTCAACGCTTCCACTTCTGTGACTAACGTGGTCCCAGGTTGCATAGATTCGTCTGGCATGTTCTTGACAAATTCTATGTCTTTCATAATATCGGGGGTACGAAATCCCTTAGCAGCTGAAACAGCCGTAACTTGCTGTGGGATTTTTCCTTTGGGGTTTCGCGTTGCCTTGATTTCATCAGCTATCCTTTTCCGTATAGTTTTTGTATCCAGGTCTTTTGTCTTTGGCGGCAGAACCACATCTGGTTTTCCTTTTGGTGTTACATTGACACCCTTAGCCCGAAGTGCACGAGACATTGTTTGGAGGGCGTTTGTGTTATTGAGAGCTACCTGCTCAAGTTGTTCTACGTTGCCTACGACTGCGTTGAGGTGGGCTATCTCAGCCTTACTCGTCGCACCCAGATAGATGTCAACCGCAGCTGGCCCCGATACCTTCGATGCACCCCTTGGGAGGAAGCCATTCTTCTTAAATATATCTATGAGTTGAGCTCTAAGTTCATTCATATTCGCCATAGGAGACACTCCTGATTCCGTCTTTATTGCATGTTCAACAGCGGCCTGAAGCCGGTCACTGTGAGGTATTGCCCTCTGTGCAAATGTTTGTTGTCTAAAGTGAGTTGGTAGATTTATCTTTTCCTGATATATTTTTGTTGCAAGTGACCCATCAAGACTATGATGAGCATTAAAAACATCCACACGAAAAGTTACTTCGTGATTCGCGGCAGAAATCAAGTCAGCTTGATGTTTAGTGATAGAAGGTCGTGCCCCTGCACTTGTGAGGAGTGTTTTTAATTCTTCAATAGTTGGAATGGGGCCTGTCTTATCAAAGCCCAAATAGATTGTCGAGCCTTGAAGAGAAGCTTTCGTTATAATTGGTATTTTTGGATTTACCTCTACCACAATTATTTCCTTTGACTATTACTGTCGGCTCAGATACTGGAGGAGTTGGTCGGGAGAAAGAGGACTACCGAAATAGGGTTTGGGCATCCGCTCCGAAGCGAACTGCATAAAGTCTTTCTCACGTTCCAGGTTCTGCTGTCCCAGCCCCAACTGCAATTGCTTATTTGCATCCTCTCTACTCTGAGCCATCATACTCCTGGTCATCTGCATTGTATCTTCACTCAGCTTAGTCCTCTCCTGACCAACGCGGATGCTCGCCTGCTCTTCCATTTTCATTTTCTTCAGAGCAAGCTGAAAGTCTGCATCCGTAACCTTCTCACCTTTGTAACCTTCATAGATAGTCTTGGCTAATCCAAAGGCTCCGTAACCCACCAATCCCCATATGATTGCCCCTACTAATCCTATTGCTCCTAGTATTCCTGTCACCATTGTTACCTTCCTATCTTACTTCTGTATGGGAGAGGGTTGTCCGCCCAACTGAAGTACTTGCATTAAGTAGTTATTCATAATTGCGTTTTGTTCATCTGGTGAAAGGCCTGGTTTGTTTATCGCAGCCAATGCCTGTCGTCCTAACGCCCGTTTCTCATCGGTATTCGGTATCGCAGATGTCTGTGTCCATTTATGTAAAAATGTATGCCCATGATATGTCTTCTCAGCCGCATCAACCTGCGTTGCAATTGGGTCCAGTTTTCCATCCTTACCCTTAAGTGTCTTTAGGGCATAGATATTTCGCAGAGCCTCTGATGTTCTCCTGTAGAGTGCCGTATAAAAGGCTTTCACAGGTGCCTCTTTGTAACCAGTTCCGCCACTGAGTTGGGTGGTCTTATTTGCCGTATACTCCTTCACAGCCTCTAATGACGTTATCGTCCGCTGAATATCAATCGCACCCATTCCAATCGCACTCACTAATGTATCCTTCGCAGTACTATCCAGTATTATATTTGGAGATGTAACACCAGCTGACGTTCGTAACATATTTGTCAGTGCCTCATCAACATTCCGGTTAGTTGCGAGTGAAGGAGTTACTCCCATTGCCGATAATGCCTTATTTCTTTCCTCATCATACCAACTCGTTGTGAAGGATTGAGTTTCAAGGGTTTGAATAGCGTCCTGGCTCTGGTTCTTTTTCAACATTTCCGCATTATCTTTCGCCTGTATTGCTTTATCTTCCGCCTCCTGCTGTTTCTGTATATCTGTTTCAGACTTAACATGATTATTTGCAACCTCCTGTGCCAGCACCACCTGTATAACTGCTTGCGTATTCGCAAAAGCAAGTTCCTTTCCTTTTACCTCGTCCCACTTTTTCATTCCATCTTCAATTATCGCCTGGTTTGCAGCACGGACTCCATTCCTATATGTCTGGTCAGCTTCATGTTCCTCTGTCAGAAACTTCTGTTGTATCATCTGTCTCTCCGTAGCAGATTTATCGGCAAGGCGCCGTGCTTCCACATCACTGGCAGTCCTGTAATCCTCTGAAGCACTTTGCATCTGTGCCCGTCTTTGGGCTCCCATCTCTTGTGTATTCGTCTGCTGCTGCTGGGCTCCTATAGCTTGTGTCTGCAACATTGCCTTGTTTGTATATTCTCTGTTCATATCCAACGACTTCTGGGCTTCTGGGTCCGTCTGTCCAAACTGCATTGGAGCTGCGTTCTGTTGTCTTGCCATTTTTATATTCCTTATGGTCTATTACCACTAAATTCTGTTGCGGCTGCTGAGGATGGCCACTGGTCGGCATTACGTGCCATCGCCGCCTGCTGTATTGTTTGCCCCTGAGGATTTAGATTCCCATACGTAAAAGTTGTAGGCTTAGCCGCAGCCTTTGGCGTAGCTGGTGTATTTGCCACCGCAGCCTGTGTTTGTGCCTGTGCCTGTGCTTGGGGCTTTTGTGTTTGCGTTCCAGTTCCTTGTCCACCACCACCGAAACTCCAACCACCAGAATTAGCATTTGCCAAATCTTGTTCCTGATTGGCATTCTTGATTAAATCCGACAGGAACGTTACAAGCGGTACAGCCGATATAAACACTGTAGGCGTTGCAATCAGCCAATTTGCCCAGCTTTCTTGCCCCGCATCTATTAGTTGTGCCACATTCAGATTCAGTTGACTTTCCTGCAACGCATAGTTCGCTGCCGCCAACGCATACTGTTTGCCCATCTCCAGCCGGTTCTGTTCCGAATACTGTATATTCGTAGCCATCGCTATCTCTGCCTGTATTCCCGCACTTCCTAATGTAGTAAGAGCCCCAAACCCCATCTTTGCATATTCTAAATCCTGCTGCACCTTCAGTGTATCGTATGCCAACTTCATCTGTGCTTCCAGTTTGGCACTATTTGACATAATACTGCTGGACAGTGTAGCCAATGTTTGCTGCTTCTGTGCCTGGAACTGTGCATACTCCGCACTGTCCGTTCCATAGGCCGACCTTATATTTCGCTCTTCTTCACCCATTGTCCCCATCGTCTGCTGCACTGCTACCTGCATATCGTGAGCAGTCGTCTTCGCCAGTATCGACGAATCGTAATCCACACTGGGCTTCCCAAAATCTAATACTTTTTGGAGCTCCGTTTGCAATTTATCAACATGACCCATCACGTCAGCCATTCGTTTGTTTGAGGCAGCCACATACTCATCCGCCTTCGCAAGAGTGTTCGTCCACGCGTCTGATGCCTTGGCACGTCCAGTCGCAGCATCCTTCGATATCTGTGCCAGATTTGCCATCAACGTCTCTGTTGCCTTCTTCTTTTCAATTAGACCTGCCTGATTCTTTGCTGTCTCCACTTCACCCATCTTCGACTGAGCAACGTAATCCTGTATCCGTGCACTAGCAGCTGCCAATGTTGCCATATCTCCTTCTGGTATCGAATCCAGTAATGCCGCTACATCCTTCAAGCCATACTGTTGAGCCAATGTCTTGGTATTCTGGAGAGTACCCTTATACGCAGCAAGCTGTGCAGGTGTCTGTGCCGCAGTCGTCGGTTGTGCACCTGGATTCGGCATTCCCTGTACGCCTGGTGTTGGAGAAAGTTTCCCCGCCCACGGGTCATACTTGGGAACCGCCGGTGTCGCCTGCGATGCCTGCATTGCATCAAACTGGTCCTTCGGTATTCCGCCCCCAGGATATACGGGCTGAGCTACTTCACTCTGTGCCCCTATCATACTTAACTGTGGAACGTCTCCGAGTGTCGGTGTCACAATCCCTGAACCCGACATCGCTTGTGCTGTAGGATTATACCCGCTTGTTGCCATATTCCCCGTTGGTATAGTCGAAATCTCTGGAACACCGGCGACCGGAGTCCCCATCAACGAAGACCTAAACGGGTCAAATGTATTTTTTGGTATTGCCATATTTAACGTCCTTACTAGGTAGACGATACCCGTCTACTCTCCGTCATTGTAACACTTACTTCCATATTTGTCAACTCAAAACTTGTCCCAGCCGAAATTTGTTCTACATACGGCTCCACATCCACCCCATCCCCCGCTAGATTTGCTACCGTAGTTGATGGATTCAACCCCACCGTAATCTCCGCCGTGTTCTCCGACAGTGTAGGACTACTGTTCCGGTAGCTTCCCACCCTCATCACATTGTTTGGATTATCCGTAAATCCCACTAAATTCCGTACTTTTACCGCCATCCCACCGATATTCCACCTCTTAAACTTACTCATCGGCTTTATTGGATAATCACTCTGGTCTGTCAGCGGCCAGCATCTCACCCTAAACGGTACTGCACATACTGCGAACGTGGTCCCAGGTGCGAGGATACTGCTAAATTCAGTGGCTGTAGTTATTTTATGGGTTGCCGCTGTGTAATCTGATATAATAGCGGACTCTCCTGCACAGTCCCCATTGGTCACATACACATACGACCCAATACAGGAGGCAGGCAAATCAATGCCTGTATCTATGATTTCAGACACAGTCCCCCTTGCCGTCACGGTTCCATTGTACGTATAGGTCGTCCCATCCGCGTCAGTCGGCAATCCCCACATCGTCCCAGTCCCCGTCGCATACGCATCTGGGACCACGATAAGGCTCGTATCCGTCACAAAATATGCCCTCATACTTCCAGTTCCCGTCACGTCGGGGCCGTGGGTCATCGCATTGAAGTTTGCTCCCTCTATCAGGGACGTCGAATGTGTGGACGCCCACACACACAATATCTCGGCTTGGTTAGGATTCAGGAAAAATGACGCGTTCATTATGGCATCATACCCACTTCTGACATCCGAGAGGTCGGTTGCCCATTCATCCAGTATGATGCGGTCGGTCGCAGAGATTTGTCCCATTGTTCCATCTGCCGCGTTGAATATCATCAGTCCCATCCCTGACACAAAGAATATACTGGTGCCGCTGGTATGACCAGCCTCTTTCCCCACCAATCCTCTTTCCTGCTGTACCACATTATATTGTAATGGTCTCCCCGTCGCCCCCTTAAATATATGAATTACACCGGTAGGTGAGAACGCAAACAGTGAATCTGCCCCCTTGAAAAACCTCAGCGTTCTTCCCTCATCTGCACTTCCCTTTCTCCTATTATATGTCGTGAAGTATTCCGCAGCTTCACTCTCCATCGCACTATGCAGTATGTCGTACTGGGTCGCTGCCGCCGTCAGCGGATTCAGGGACTCTCCCACAAACGTAATCCCCTGATACCGTCCGATGGTGGACGTATATGGAATAGCACTCACAACACTAGTGAGTGGATTATATTGTGTCTGGAACGGCAGAGCCTCATCGAGCAGTGTTCCAAAGTATCCGCTGCCCATTCCCTCGGTGTCAAAATCAACAGCCAAATCAAGAGTAGATTCCAGATAGAATATAGCTCCTTTACCTCCCGACATATCAATCGTTCGGTAGAAATCTATCATATCAAAGCCCGCAGCCAGAGCCGCTGCCGCAGGCACATTATAACTGCATTTTCCATAGTTATAAGTGTCAGACGCAGGGATACGTGCGGTTCGCGGTAAACTCAATGCACTGTATAGCTGTGCCGATGAGTTGTAGAACCTGTATGCCATCTGATAAAGACCATCCTGATTTAGGAAGTAAGTATCGGTTGTATCCAGTGATGCACTAAGGGCAGTCATCGCCGCCGGTGCCGCAGTAAATACTGTTCCAGCTCCCATATCCCGCACAACCAGCGTGGTATCCTGATATTGCACCGTCTTGGGTGCAACACCCTCAATACACACAAATAGGAAGTTCCGGTGTACAGCTACGTCAATCGCTGTATCCCACAACACATCATTGTCACTGTATACGGCAAACCAGTCCCACGTATCTCCATCATCCTCCGTATACACCAAGTCTATCTGCATATTGGTACTGGTTGTCTTATGCCTATGGGCTATCACAAATCCCCTATATGTGATGGCCGTATCCGTCTTCTGAAACGCCACACACTTGATAAAGTATATGCCTCCATTCGCCAGCTCAGCCGTCATCCCTGTGATTGTATTCAGGTCAAGCGTCAGATTCATTCCAAAGAACTTCCGCAGGCAGCCCATAAAGCGGCCATCAACTCCCACCAGTCTCGGAAAGGTTCCTGGCCTCACCTGATTCGGCGGCATACTTGCGTCCATCATCGGACCCACTATCGGATACTGTACATAACTATCATACGGCATTAAACACCTCATCAAGCCATACCCTATTTGTATGCCTGCATCGCACAGTAGGGTCAATCTTTATTGTAAACTTTGCCTGCTTCGCCTTCTGTGTAAAGTAAATATCTTCCGACAGTACATAACCAGAGCGGTAATAATTTGTCCTAAACCACGGCCACTCCAACGTCTCCAACACCTTGCGTTTTATCAAGAGCGTCGTGCCGCCCATCGCGTCTACCTCAAACGGCTCTATGAGTTCCTTGTTGTGTGGAATCATAATATAATATTTATTTTGCCTATCATACTTACACACATTCCACCACCGTCCCCCGTGATACCACACCGGACAAAGCCCCCCTGCAATATCACAATCCAACGCCAGGAGTTTCTCAATAGCATCATCAGGCGGGACAACATCAGAATCCAAGAAAAACAAATGTGTAAATCGTGGATTCTTCAGAAAGAGGTCAACCAGTGCATTGCGGCCCTCTTCGGCTGCTCTCGACGGCCATCCATACCAATCTATGTTTTTCTTTACAGCCTGACTAAGCCAGCGAGCTGTCCCTAGCTGTATCCAGGACTCCAACCCTACTGGGATTCCGACAAGTATTTTTGTTGGTTGTTCTACCATTTTTTTACTGGGCAATGAGCCGACTCCCATTTAACTTTGCGTTCCAATACACACCCACACTTCACATTGGTACATCTCATTTGTTCATTCTTCAGAATCATCTGATTACATTCTCGACATAACTTCAAACAACCTTCCTGTTGTTCCGCCGTTCGTTCCTTCATCCCGTTCAACAGATGGCGTGCAGTCGCCACCGTAAAATTGGCCGCCATCTGCGGCACAGACGGCAGCTCCGGTTTAGGTTCCCCTGGGTGCATCTTCCGCCAGCACTTCCCGCAATAAATTGTCGAACACCATATCTTCCTGGTTTCACAATATCCATTTTGAGTTAGGGGACACGTCATAATGTATCCTCACATGGGTCCCACGTCAAATCTGCCTGTCCTCCTGTATAACAGGCCGTATTACAACTTGGATACGAAGCACATACCATATCTGGAATAATAGGAATATACGACGCACATCCGGCACCGGCACCACTCCATACACAAGGTGCGGCTGTATGAACCACCGAAAGAGTTGTTATTCCCGCTCCAATGAACAGGTTCATAATAACACCCCCCTCTACATACAAGTAGAAGTAGCATGACGTTCCAGACTCACCAATATAATCGAGAGTATAAACTCCATTTATATCTGGACAACCACACATAGGAGGACTACAATCTGATACAAGGGGGCAACTCGTAATCCCAGAGAGCGTTACGTGAATATGAGACGGTACAAACGTATATGGCCAGAGCTGGTTTGAACAATAAGTGCATACTTCACAGCAGCACTTATCCCCCTCCGGTATCGTGATTTGAGGAGCTCCTGCTTCCGTCAAACACCCATAGAAAAAATCAAAGGCATCGCGGGCATCACAATATGGTGACTGTGCATTTCCAATCGCACCAGCATACTGAGGTCGTAGCTTCCCCGTGACAGTAGTTCCCACACACCCATAAAATGGGTATGCCGTACAGGGGTCTACCCACTTAGGCTTAAACACACCTGCATTATCTTCCCAACAACCTGTAATTACCTTATCACCCATATTAACACATCACAAATGTTCCGGTCCCATCCTCTCCAGTTGCACCCGTCACACCCGTCGCTCCAGTTGCTCCAATATCTCCATCAAGACCTGCATCTCCCTGTACTCCCTGTACTCCCTGTATTCCCTGCACTCCTTGCACTCCCTGTATTCCCTGTGCACCTGTTGCCCCAGCTTCACCAGTAGCCCCAGCAGCTCCAGCGGCACCGTCATCTCCTGGAAGACCTGGTAATCCATCAATACCATCGGCTCCAGGAGGTCCAGCGGGGCCCTCCGGTCCCTGTTCCCCTCCAATATTGTACGTGTTGTTAAGGGTATCGCCACCCTCAACCGTAATATCTCCAGCCTGGAGTGTTGTCTGGGTATTGAAGCCTGCCAGATTCCCTCCCACTACCGAATTAGGGTCAAGTATATTAAAACTAAAGATGCCCTCACCCCAGGGTGTCACCATCTTGCGTCCGTCAAACGGCACCACACCCACTCCAGGTGTGTAGTCTCCTGCCAGCTGCGGCATCGGCAATGTCTCAGACGTATTCTTCCCAGGAGCATAAAATAAATCACCCACTATGGCATTCTCCGAGGACGACTACGTCCATTGTATGTATCGGCTCTCTGTTTTCCGGCATCCGCCAGATTAGAATAAAACGCATTCAGTCTCAAATTCCGTATACTCTTCTGATATGACTTCTCCAGCAACAAATGCCGTATCTTATCCCCCTCTATCGCCGCCACTGACATCGCCACATAGCTGCTTATTGCCAAATCCAACCCCTGATGTATGGGAGGTGCAATCTCATAGTACGTGGTCCCAGATTGAGGGTTTGGGTCAAGGGCCACGTCAAGTGTCGCCACACGTGTCACAGGGTCATAGGCTGTAATCGTACGTTCCTGCTGATAGTCATAGGTAGATTCCGTAGACCTGAGCACCCTGAGCAGACTTCCTGCGTACGCATTGGCGTGCGTGTCCAGGCTCCCTGTCACGGGTGTTGCCCCAAACGTCACCAGCAATCCTGTCGTATCCACTGTACACGTCCCATTATGCAGTTTCGCTGTCCCGCTCGGCAGGTATTCCACCGTCACCGCATCACCTGGGACCACGGCGTTTGGTTGTATGTGCAGGATGTCACCCTCTCGCCATACCTGACGGCCAGAGGGACTGTATTCACTCTTGGAATCATAGAAGACTTTGCAACCTGAATCATTACTTATGTAGATGGCCCGTACTGCCCCGATGTGGGTCGGCAGTTTGTATGTTTCTTGTCCCGACACAGCCGTCACGTTGAAGCGTGCGACTATTGGTTCCTGATTCAGCCGGTTCAGTTCGTTGATAACTTCAGCATATCCCTGTTCTATCTTGCCCAGCAGCACTGCATCCGTATACTTGGCGTTAATCACCGGCTCATCGACCAGCAACCTAAAGTCAGCAATGGCCCGTGCGATAAATCCACCCGTCACATATCCCTCAGCCCCGATTGTCCCTAAGTCTATTGCAGTCCCCAGGGGCTTCGTAAATGCAGTATTTGCAGCGGGCATTATAATCCGATGTTCGGTACCTGCTGTACTAAAACTATATCCTGCCTTGTTACAAAATACATAGTGATTACCTGCTGTCAGGTTTAAGGTCACTACCCCACTTGCATTTGTAGTTTGGGGGGCTGTAATAGACCCCGTACTATCGTTAGAGTCATTGACCCAAACGATAACATCCTTCATTGCTACTTCAGCCGTAGTCTGTATCGTAATCGTTGCTACATATGCTCCAACCCCCGCTTCTAGTGTTGTCTTTATATCTCCCGCCTCATCCGGATATATGATTATTACTGTAGGCATATTACTGACAACATCTGATGTTCTAACTTGTATTACTATACAATCCCCATCCATCTCATCTGCTGTCAAATCCAGATAATAAATACCTGAATCAGTTGCTATCTCTACTGCCTCTGATGTTACGTCTGCGAAAGTCGCGCCATCAATACTTACTTCACTATCAAGGTCAGCGGCACCAGTTATCAGTCCACCTATCGCGTCATAAATAGGGAAATAAATCCGACAGGCGACATTCCTACGTGGGATGGGTTTTGCTTGTTCTGCACTCATTTAATATACTCCTCGGCCTCGCGGTCGCATAACATGTATACGTGGTATCGTCATTAGAGATTTTTGTTCCGCTTCAAATTTTCCTTAACATCCGCCCTAACCTCGGTCAAAGTAGTACTAATATTGTGAATGACGAGTTCAAGGTTCTTGAGTTTTAAGTCAATCTGTGCCATATCCGAAATCTGCTTACTCGCCACAGTTGTAGACATCAGGATTGCATCGCGGGCGGGACCGCTGCCATACTTCTCAAAGGCTTCTACCCTGATTTCAAGGATAGACTGCCTGCGTTCAATACTGTTTATGTACATAGTACAACCAACAGCACTACCTATCACCGAGATAAGTATCGCAATTATAGCCAACCATAATTGTATTTTGTTTACAGCTACTACATTGTCTCTTGTTTCCATTATTTTCTCCGGCAA